GGGGATTTTACTTTTCCATCTGTATCTATTAAAGTTTGAGATCCACCACTTTTAGATTTTTCGTATTGTTGCTTTTCTTCTTCATAAAATTCTTTTATTTCTTTAAAAGTAAATTTACGAAGCCAAATAGGCATATTATAAATAGTAGACCAATCATATCCACCTTTACCATGAAAAACTATTTGGTGTAACTGTTGGAATAAATTTAATCTAAATTGAGGAGCGGTATCAAGCGTCAGGCCAAAAAAAGTTAAGCCCTATTGGGATAGTGACCTCCTCACCACTATCTAAAATATATACCATATCTACATCAGGTTGGGTATTTCTCATATGCTCTCTTAAAGCACGAGAATCTTTAGCTAATAGGTAGTTATCAACAAATTCACGGATAGTTTTAGTATCAGTTTCACCATCAACTGATGTAATCATATATTTTAAACGGGTAGATAGTTCTGCTGAGCTGTTTTTATCTAGTTTTTTAAGACCTGCTAATTCACGTTCAATTTTCTTTTCATCATGACCTGTTAACATTTTATAAGTAATATTAACATTTGTAGTAGGTAATGTGAAACTAAATTCATTTACACCTTGAGTAATTGAATTTTCGTCAAAAGGACGCGGGTTTAATTCAGTAAGATCAACAGTATATTCCATCCCCTTATACTCGAATGTATAATCTTTTCCATAACCTAAAATGCGAGCTGCCATAAATAAAGCATTTTTATCACCTACAATTAAATCATCATAATTAACATTTGGATCTACAATAAGGGATTTTAATAGTTTATCTAATACAATACCTTTTTGGATATATGCTTGGTTAGAAAGAATATCTTCTTCTTTAGCAGTCATATATTTCATTTCAACCTCACCAGAGGATAATGGATTGTCTTTTGGGTAGGTTAAACCTTTAGATGGTAATTCAACTACCTCAGTTGGAAATTTAAATTCACTCATAATTTTTATTAGTTATAACTTTAATACGTGTATACATATTCAATATAAAAAAGAGCTTGACGTAAGCCAAGCTCCTTTTAAAAATATTACGAAATTTTCTTAGAAATTTAAGATACAGTAATCTGGTTGTACTGTCATTGTTAAATTGATAGCAGTGTTTTCTGTATCCCAACCATATTCACCAAAGTTAGTATCAGTAATTAAAGCACCTTTAATAATCCATTCAGAAACTACATCACCTACAGGACCTAATACATTAAATGTTAAGTCTTTTTTATAGAAATCACTGTAACCATCTCTACCGGTTACTGATTCGTGGTGTAATCTCACCCACTCCATTACTGCTTGAGCACCCGAAGGAGTAATTGGATCAAATAATGTGAACTGAATTGTATTCCAAGTTGTTTTACCCTTAACAAAACGTTGTACGTTAATATGGTTTAGGGCTACTGTTCCTTGAGTTAAACTTACAGCGCCTACACCTTTTACAATGTATGCTGGGAATCCATCCATATACATGATGAACCTGTTTGCTTGTTTTGGTTCAAATGCTGTAAAGAAAATTTCGTTAGGATCTAATACTGCCATTTTGCGTTATCTTATTTTATTCTATTATAAATATTTACTCTTTTAACTTTTACGATGGGAAAGTTGCTCCCGTTGGTAATACGTTAAAGTCTAAGTAAATGAATTCAGCCGTTCTAGTTGGTTGTAAATAAATAGCACCTACTAATTGGTTTCTATCAATCACATCTGGAGTGTTATTGCTATCATCCATTACTACTTTGAAAGCGTATAAACCTTGTCTTTGTTGTACACTTTCTAAATATGGGTTAACTGCTGCTAAGAAATTATTTCTAGTAGCTGCTGTATTTTGTTCAAATACTAACGTTTGAGCTACTTGACCAATATAAGATTTAAGAGCAATTAATAATCTTCTAACATTTACTCTATCTAAAGCAGAAGCTTGTTTCTGTAATGTTTTCTGACCATATACTACAACACCTGTTCCAGGGAATGAAGCAATTGGGTTAACATTAGATTCATATAAAGTATCTCTATTAGCTGATGTTAATGTTCTTTCAGCGCGAACTACGTTAGTTAATCCTCCTCTGTTGATACCCGCTGGGGCAAACCATGGCTCGCTTACACTGTCGTTATATGCGTAAACTCCTGCAATCATAGTTGAAGCTGGTACCCATACATTTTGTAATGAATCAGGGTCTGCTATTTGTAACCAAGGCCAGTACATTGCAGCGTATGAAGTGTTTCTATCATTAGCTTCTTGAGTTACACTAGTAATAGTAGACGAATATGGTACTGGGTCAACTATTAAAATGCTATCTCCTCTTTGTTGAGTATTGTTAATAGCTGTAGTAATTTGAGAAGTGTGAGTATCATTAGTTAAACCTGGGAGGAATAATGAGTTAAATTGGTAACTATCTTGGTTAGATAATAAATTTAACATATTAGTGTAATCACTTCCTACTAAACCTTGTGAATCTGTAGCATTAATATTTTGGTACATATTCATAGTTCTACTTGTAGGAACTACTGCACCAGCACCACCACTAAATGAACCTCCATATGAACCTGATCCTAATTGTGGAATAGATCCTGTGTATTGATCTTTAGCATTTCCTGCATTATCTAAATAATTAGGAGTAGTTGTAACAGATTTAACTCTTACGTATCTAGAAGCATTGCGGTATGAACCCGATACTTGTAAGTAATTATCAGCTGAAATATAATTGTATTGTTCATCACCAATTACTCTAGTAATAAAGTTATCTTGAGTTGGATCTAAAGATAAATTATTCCATGATTCTAATACTACTTTGTTATTAGTATTATCGTTACCTCTTCTAACTATCATTGAGAAAGTACCAGCTGATTCGTTACGTGAAGTAATTTCCCATCTGATATTGTCTGCAGATCCTGAATCTAAACCACCGTTAGAAAACTCAGAACTAGTATTATTAAAGATAGTACCTTTATCGATAGCTTCAATTTCAAAAGCAGCAGCAGCACTAGCACTATTTTGAATTGTTGCGGATGCGTACTCCCAGTTTGAAGGGTCTGATACTACTCTAGTTACTAATAAAGCATTACCACCATTATTAAAATAGTTGTAAGCTGCGATTGAAGTAAAGAATGTGTATTCTAAACTACCACTTTCAAAGGTAGTTCCGAATCGGTTTTGATAATCACTATAAGATGTAACAATCGTAGGTTGTTCTACAGGACCTTTTACTGCAGGACCTACGATAGCAGCTCCTACCTGAACAGGTTGCTGCGTGATAAATGACTGGTCATTCTCTCTTGCTAATACACCAGGTGATACTAATGTTTCTGCCATTGTGTTAGAATTATTATTTTGTTATAAATATTCAAGAGAGACTCAAAAATTAATCTATTTTTGTAAACTCTCCGGTTTCAATATTAATATTCCCATCTCCATATTTTTGTCGAAGGGTTTCACCAAATTCTTGACTTTTAGTTTGTAAATTAATAACTTCTTGTTTTAAATTATCTTTTTGCAAATTAAGGGTTTGAATTTGGTATTCTACACGACCTAATTGATCTACTAAATCTAACTCTGTTTGTTGGATATTTTTAATAGTATCAATTTCTTCTTTTTTTAATAACACTTTTTCCATGATAATAAATATTATATTATTTTTTATTAGTTAAAACTTGTTTAATTTTATTTAAAACTTGTATAGGAGTAACAGATTTCATACAAATGTGTTGTTTATCTGTATTTTTCCATATAGGGCACCAATCCCAATCCCCTGCGTCGAATTTAAAGTTCGGATTTACCCAGCATGAATTACATACATCTTCATTTCTTACTCTAACAACTTTAGTTTGAAATTCGTGTTCGGTAGAAGTAAACCCGTTTATCATTAATGTTTTTTTACCTAACGCCCAATTAAACCAAGAAAGTCCTGAACTTAATCCTATAAATAGATCAGCATGAAAGAGATAGTTAGCAATAGTATCAAAAGATTGGTTCCATGAGTTTATAGCTCCATGGATTTCTAATTTATCTTTAGTTAAATTTACTACTGTATATCCTTGTTGA